CTCCTCGTTACGGCGTGGGTACGGGAGTCCCACTCAGACAGGTGAAATAGACGCCCGTGGGGGCGGTGGTATCGACGATGCAGTTCACGCCGGCGCGCGGGAGCACCTGCACGCCGAACCCGTTGCCGAAGTCCAGGAAGGGCGGCGCGGTCGGGGTGGGCGTGGGCGTGGCCTGGGCAAGGGGCGCGGCGGGGGCCGGGGGGGCCGCACTGAGCCCCCCGAGCCCGAGGCCCACGAGCACCAGGCCCGCGAGCACCAGACGGTGCGAGACCAGCAGCCCGCCCATCAGTTGAGCGCCGTCACTTTGCAGAACGCCCACGGCGCGTAGACCTCGAGCGCGACGCGCTCTTCCACGCGGATGGTCAGGATGTTCTTGGCATAGGTGTCGTTGTGCGAGTCGGAGACGTCGATGCGGACGCCATCGCGCCGCGAGATATGCGAGTAGAGGGCGAAGTCGCCCAGCAGCGCGGTGTTGGCCACGATGGCCGGCGTCTGGATGACGGGCTTGCCCCACAGGCGCTCGACGCCGTCCTCGGTGGGCGGGGCGATCAGATACTGGCCTGTAGTAGCGACCGAAAGTCTGATTTTTTCCCAATTTATGGGGTTCATGACGATGCCGCCCGGTTCCGCCATGCCGGTGAAGCGCACAAGCTGCATCGCGTGGTAGATGGCGTCCTGGTTCGGCTCGGTCGTGCGGGCGTAGGCTTGCAGGCCGGGGCGGGTGAGGAAGCCCTGGAGCTGCGGGCTGGTGCCGGTGCCGGAGAGCAGTTGGATTTCCTCGGCCATCTGCAACATGGTCGTCAGCCGGTTGTTGATGTACTGCTGGATGCCGTCCACGTCCTCGAGCTGCTGCATGGTGACCGGCAGCAAGTGGGCGATGACTTCGAGCGGCACGGTGACGCGGGTGAGCGCGAGCGCCGATTCGGGCTTGGCCGCGCCTTCGGCCACGGGCGCCGCCGCGTTCGTGAAGGTCGTTTCCTGCATGAACATGACGGCCGGCTGATTCGTCGTGGACTGGGGCACCAGATCGCCGACGACGGGGCGGCGCTGCGCGGAGAGGATCGTCCGCTGCGGGCCGGTGGCATAGGGCAGCCAGCCGGCCGCGGTGGTCATGAGCGTTTTGACCGCGACCTGGGGGAGGTCCACGCTGAACGAGGAGCGGCCCTGCGCCATGTGGTCCTGGTAAGCTTTCGTCTCCGTGAACCGCTCGCCGAGCGACTTGGGCGCCTCGGGGAGGGCCAGGCCGGGGACGCCGCCGGGATGCACCATCGGCGCCGCGGGCTCCGTGAGGTGCCGGTCGCGCGCCTTGAGGTCGCGGTCGATCTGGTCGAGCGCCGCGAGACGGTCGTACTCGGCGCCGGCGTCGTTGAGCTCGGCTTGCTTGGCGAGGATCGCGTCGCCTTCGGCGTGGGTAAAGTCACGGTCGGGCTTCAGGTCAAAGAGGGCCTTCAGCTCGGCCTGCTTCGCGTGGAGTCGCCCGGTCGCGTCGGTGAGTGCCGCGTTGGCCATGACGCCCAAACCTCCGTCAGGTTTGGGCTCTGGCCTCGCGGGGCTCGGGCCTCTGTCTCGGGCCGCCGCCGTTAGCGGTCGGCGATGATCCGCGGGTGGTGAATATCCTCGATACGAATCAGCCGCTTACAAATGCACCGCAGATCGACCACGGTGCCCTGGCCGCTCGCCCGGCAGAGGAGGTGGCCCGACACGGGACACCGCACCTCGATGAGCGGCGGCGCGGCCACGGCCATCAGACCGCCACCCCGCTGCGTCGGGCCAGGCTGGCCAGGTAGTCGCCATACAGCCGCGCCCCGGCCGTGGTGGGCGGCGCCGTCTCCGTGAGTAGGCCGTCGAGGTCCGTCGCGCCCGCCTGCAACTGGTCGCGCAGCTGCTCGAGGCGGGACCGCCGGGCCGCACTGATCGCGCGGCCTTCCTTGAGCTCGGCGAGCCATCCGCCGAGCTGCCGCAGCCAGAGCGGGTCGTCCAGGTCGGGGGCCTGCGCCTTCGCCGCCGTCACGCCCGCGTCCCGCAGGGCGGGCACCGTGACCAGCGACGTTTCGTAGAGGTCGATCTGCTTGAGGAGCCGCGCCGACTCGGTGAACTCGGCATCCGCCACGCTATAGCCAATGCTGAGCCCGACGAACTTGCCCCGCTGCAGCCGCTCCAGGGTGCGTGTGCGGGCTTGCTGGGAGGCGGGGTCGGAGTGGAAGTCCGCTTCGAGGTACAGGCCCTTGTCGTCCTCGGTCGCCGTGCGGATGGTGGCTACGGGGTCGAGCCAGTCGTGGCCCCAGGCGATAAAGCCGCGCTCGAGGAATTGGGGGATGGTGTCCGTGTAGGCGCCCTTGAGCACAACGTCCTGCTGACTGTCCATGACGCCAAAAAGTGAAGCGTAACCCGCAAAGCTGCCGGCGCCGGCGTCGCCCATCTTGCCGTCGGTGACCGCGAGAATCTTGCGGTCCATGCGCGCTCCCACCAAAAAAGCCGCGGGCGGCCTCCCCTGGAGGGGGCCATCCGCGGCTTAGGCGCCGCTCTATGCAATTCTGTCAGCCAGCATAGCACACTAGCGGCGCGCGGGCACGTTCCGCACGACCAACTTGTGATATTGCTTGCAGTTGGGGCACACCACCTCGATCCGCCCGACCGCCTCCGCCTTGAACAAGAGCCGCGCACAGCAGCCACACCGCACGTCGCGGAGGGGCAGGCGCTCCGGCTCAGCCATCTAGCACGGGGCTCCCAGCCCACAGGTCCGGACCCAGACGCTCAGCAGCGCCGCCGCCCCGACGCTGCCGATCGCGCACCACAGCACCGCCGTCTGCAGCCAGGCCCAGCGGACCCGCTGCCGGGCCAACCGCCGCGCTGCCGGACACCGCGCGTGGTGGTGCACGCCGGCCCGGTCGCCGAAACACACGGGAGCCGCGGAGCCCCGATGCGCCGCGAGCGCACAGCTGGCGCGCGATGCCGGCCTCATGCCGCCTCCACCCCGACCGCCGCCCCGCCCTGCGGGAGGTGGGTTGCGGTCGGCGTCACGCATGAGGGCCATTGCCGTTCGTCGCCGGGGCCGCCGCCACGAGCTCGGCCAGCGCCTCGGGGTCGGCCTCGGGCGCGGCCACGGGCGGCGCGGGCACCGTCTCCTCGGGCGTGGCCTCGGGCCGCAAGAGCACGGTCTGGCTCCGGAGCAGGTAAACGGCATCGGCGGGCCGTCCGACCAACCCGACCAACTCGCGCGCCTCGCCCCGCTCGATCACCCCGCCCTGGTACAGCTCCACCGCCCGCTTGGCGAGGGCGTCTTGGTCGTCCTGAAGGGCCCGGACAAACGAGTAATCGTGCCGGAGCCGGATGTGCGGGTCGGTCGTAAAGTCGGGCAGGAGCTGGATGGCCAGGTCGTGGGCGTTGATGCGCTGCAGGGGCATCAGGAATTCTTCGTAGGCGGCTTCGCGCGCCTGGCTCACGTTGTTGTAGATGTTGTGGTCGAGGCCCGCGCCGAGGCCCGCGACCACGGCGGGGATGCCGAAGACGGCCGTCACCCGCTCCTCGGGCAGGCGGCGCAGTTGCGCCAGGTCCATCTCGCTGGGATTGAAGCTCAGCCGCGTCACGTCCACCGCGCCGGTCGGGATAAACGCCCGGCCGCGGTTGTCCGCGCCAAACTTCTGCTCGAAGGCGATCTTGGCGCGCTCGGCATCGTCGAGCGTCATGCGTTGGTCGGGCGCCTTGGGTGCGATCACCACGCCGGGCACGGCCAGGTTGCGGAGGATGCTGCCCGTATAGGCTTGCGCTTCCTGGTCGGTCCAGATGTCGGCGTACAGCGCCTGGAGCGGCGCCCGCCCGAGCCGCGGGTTGTGGGGGTCCAGCCCGAAGGGCCGCAGATGGATCACGTCGGCCACCTCGACCCGAATCGGGGTCTGCGTGGGCGTGTAGACGTAGTGGTCGATCCAGGCCGAGCCGTCCTGGGGCCAGACGGGCGCGAGCAGGTTGGACGGCACCCACCACAGCTCGACGGGGCGGCTCGAGGCGGCGGCGCGGCGCTTGAGCAGGTAGCCCTGGCCCGAGAGCATGGCGTCGGCGATGAGCGCGGCCCACATGAGGGCGCCGCCGTAGACCGGGTTGGGGCGGTCCATGAGCGCGATACAGGGGTCATCGGGCAGAATCGTCTCGGTGCCATCCGCGCCGCGGCGCACGGCCTGCAGGGGGGCGGCGGGGTAGTTGCGGCCCGCCCAGTTGCAGAGGCACATGACCACGCTGGACTGGCTCGGGTCGCCCACGAGGGCCGCGTAGTCGAGGCGCGTGCCCGCCACGCCACTGCCCCAGCCCCAGCCATCCGAGGACGCGCCCCAGGTGCGCGTGCTGCCGCCGGCGGTCGGGAAAATCATATCCGTCAATTTTCCCGCCTTGAACCCGGCCCAGGCTTTCTCCAGTAGGTTCATCGGCGCGCCTCCCGTGTCACAGGAACGCCCACGGTCCGGGCGCATCCACCAGCAAGTCCGTCAGCGCCCACACGAGCGCGTCCAGCCGGTCGGGGCTCTGGCCGCTCGCGGGCGTCCACCCGCAGAGCTGGTCCTCGAGCAAGTCGAACGGCGCCGTATGCCAGACGCGCCCCTGCTCGTAGAGCGCGGCCACGGGCTCGGCCCGCGCTTGCTTGCCGCGGCTCGCATGGACCGCCGTAATCGGCAGGGTAGGGCGGATCGTCTGGAGGGTCTGACTGACCATTTCCCCGCCGTTGTTCACTTCCACGACCACGCGATCCGCCCCGAACTCGTCATACGCCGCTATGGCCCGCCGCGCCCAGCCATCTGGAGATAAGCGGCAACTCCGATCAGCAAGAATATACCCCAGCCCGTCAATACCCACACCGGCCACCACAATGCCCGTCTCATCGCTCGCCGCTCCACTCGTTGCGGCCGGGTCCACGGCCACCACCACGCGCTGGAGATCGGGCGCGGGGCGGCGCTCGTCGAAGCGGCTCCGTTGCCATAAGGCGCCTTCCAGATCGTCGAGCAGTTCGCCCTGCAGCTCCTGGCGCCCGAGGCGCGTGCCGGCGTAACGGGCCACAATCTGCTCGAGGAAGGCGGGCGCCAGGTTCTCCGCGTTCTCGTAGGTGGCGCCGCGGGTAATGACGGTGCTGGGCTGCGCGATGAGGTCGCGGAGTAGCTTGATCGGCCGCGGCGTGGTGGTCACGACCTGGCGCGGGTCGAGGCCCAGCCGCATGCCGAACTGGAGCATGTCCCAG